GCAAGCTGATATAGAGTACTTCGAAGAGAAGATGTCAGAAGACAGTTATTATCTTAATATTATAGAGCTTGGCGGAACATTGAGCAAGGAAGACAGAATCAAGAAGTTAATTCCCAGATTGCAGAAAGGCAGGATAATTTTACCCAGAGCAATGATTTATACAGATATGGAAGGCAAGACATCAGACATTATGGTTGAGTTTATTGAAGATGAATACAAGCTATTTCCATCATCTAAACATGATGATATGCTTGATTGCATGGCAAGAATACTCGATGCTAAAATGAATATCGTTTATCCGATACACAAGAAGGCACGAGAACAGGATATAAGAAATAAAAAAGACCCTCTGAACTTCAAGTCACAAGATGAGTATGAAGTCGTGGGATGGATGGGATTATGATGCAAGAACAAATAAGAGAAATGATGAATAAGGAAAAATCCTTACTATCAGATATTGAAAATTATCTGAAAGAATCAGAATCAGTCTGGAATGATACCTTTCCAGTAATCAAAGAAGACTTTGAATTTTACATTGGAAATCAATGGGATGCAAAGGACAAGAGAGCTGTTGAGAAGAAGGGAGCCCCTGCATTATCTTTAAATTATTTAAAGAAAAATGTAGATGTATTGTCAGGGTTTCAAAGACAGAACAGGTCAGACATTAAAGTACTTCCGGTTGAAGGCTCGGATGAATTAATTGCAGAGGTACTTACAGAAGTTACTAAGTGGGTTACGAATGACCAGGTATCAGAGTTTGTAATATCGGATGCTTTTAAAGACTCACTTATTTGCGGAATCGGATGGATAGTGCCTGTTATTAGCTATGAAGATGATATGCTTAATGGAGACATTCTCTTAAAGAAATTATCACCATATAAAGTATTTTTAGACCCATATACCACAGAAAGAGATTTATCAGATTGCAGTTATATTATAGTAAAGGATACAAAGTCTAAGGCAATGCTTAAGGGTATGTTTCCTAAGTTTGCAGATAAGATTGAAAAGCTACAACCTATAGACCCTTCCATAGTTGACAATGCAAACAATGTAGAACAAACTCCTTCTATTGCCAATAGGAAGTCAGAGAAGTTAAGGATAGTAGAATATTGGAGAAGAGAGTGGGAAGAGGTTACCTTAATTTCCTCCGGGGAAGAGATAGTTGTTGCTAAAGACGATGAAGAGATTGCCATTGCTAAGGCAGACCCGAATTTAGAAGTCATTACAAAGAAGGTGCCTAAGATAAAATTAACTCAGGTCATAGGAGAATCATTAATAGTATTTGATGGTGATAACCCTCATAAAACCAAAGGGTATCCATTTCATCCTATATTTTGCTTTTTTACAAATACTATGGATAGATGGGAAGATAGAATACAGGGCATAATCAGGGCATTGAAAGACCCTCAGAGGGAGAAGAACAAGAGAAGAAGTCAGATAATGCAAGCCGTTAATACGTCTGTTCACTCAGGATGGATAATGGACAATAACGCAGTAGATGATGTAAATGTATTAAGAAATTCAGCAGGTGCCGGAAAGGTTATTGTTAAGAATGCTGGAAAGGAATTATCTCAGATAACTCCACCACAAATACCTTCATCTATTATACAGTTAGAAATGATGTTTAAGGATGATATGCTACAAATAGGTTCTAACCCTGACATGCTTGGAATGATGCAAGAAAAGGGTGCTGCTGGTGTTACAATTCAGTTAAGACAAAAACAGGGTATGACTTCAATGCAAGAACCGTTCGATAATCTTTCTTTTGCCATTAGAAATATTGGTAAACAGATTATAGAGATTGTTACTTCCGAATGGAATGTTGCTAAAGTTAAAAGAATACTCGGTAACAATCTGCCATTTGATGAAGAAAAAGAATTAATACAAGAGCAGATGGAAATATTGTCTAAGCAGATGCAGGAAGTACCAGAGCATAATGTTGTACCATTGCCAGAACCTACCACTCCTGATGAATTAGAGATGGCTCAGAAACAGGTCATGAACGATGAAGATTCTCTCGCTGGACAAGAGCAGATGAAGATGATGCAACAGAAACAGGCAGAAGATTTACAGTCTGAAATGGACGATGTTCTTAAGAGAGAAGAAGAGTTCTGGAATAAATATGAGGAAGTGAAAAAGACTGCAAGATTTGATTGTGTTGTGTCAGAGGCAGCTTCTTCACCGTCTCAGAGAATGGCAAACTTCATGCTTCTTAACGAAATGGGAAGGAATGGCACACCAGTTCCACCTGAATTATTAATAGAATTAAGTGATTTACCAGAGGAAACTAAGGAAAAGTTCATACAATTTATACAATCTCAGGGTCAACAGCCTGCTAAGTAAGTTTATTTGCTTGACTTTTCTTAAAGTGTTACTTATTTTAGTTTTGTGTTACGGAGGATTAGATGGCTATAGAGATAACAGATTTACCAGAGGATTGGGAAGAGACTATGTACGAATTTGCAAGGGATGGATATTCTATGCCAACTTTTGTAAAGGAGATGGGTCTTACTGTTCGTAAACACGCCACTTTGAAAGCTAATTTTCCTGAGTACAGCGAGGCAGTTGAGCATTCAAGGACATTATGTGAAGCATGGTGGCATGAATGGGGAAGAGACAACCTGCTTACAAAAGGAGTCAACCAGGGAATATTCTCTATGTACATGAAAAATATGTTTGGATGGAGAGATACACCTGTTGCAAAAGAAAGCAAGGACAGCATACTGGATGATGTAAGTAAGGATTCTGAGCTTGAAGCTAAGTTCAAGAAAAATCCAGACAGCTCGATTAAAGATTTGGTTCAATAGCCCAAGAGGGCAAGATATATTAAAGGAGACTGATAATGGCAGAAGAATATGATGTAAATGCAGTTGATGACTATATTGATGAGTCTGATGTTGCTGTGGATGATTCGTCATCATCCGATACTGTGGGGCAAGAGCCAGTCGATACAAGGACAGAAGCAGAAAAGGCATTGATAGCAGAACTTCAAGGATTAAGAAGTGAGGTATCAGGGCTTAGGGATAACTATAATAGGACAGCACAGGAGTTAGAATTTTATAAGAACTCTGGTATTGATGCTGAGCCAGAAGGTGATCCAGATGATTTTATAGTTAGGAATGAAGCACAGGAGATGATTCGAAGAGAGTTGGAACCTGCCAAGCAACAACTAAGGATTCAAGAGCTGAATATGTTTGAGGTTCAGGCAATAAGCAAATATCCAGATTATTTAGATGTTGTGAATAAATATGGCAAAGAGTTACTTGATGCTAACCCTGGAATGAAGGATGTTATTCTTAACACGCCTAATCCAGCGGAAGCTGTTTACAATTACTCTAAGTTACATCCTAATTATTTAACTGACTTACAAGGGAAAACACAAAGGGATACTGTTAAGAAGATTCAGGGCAATCTCAGCAATACTCAAACTGTTGCAGGTAGTGGAGGTTCAGCGGTTACTAAACCAAAAAGCTGGGCTACGGCTACAGATGCAGAGATTGAGGCAAAGATGAGACAACTCGGAGTCAATTAACCACCCTAACTAATAATAAAAAATCGTAATTAATACGGTTAGGAGAAAATAATGGCAAGTGGAATGACTACAACTACACAGGTCGATCCGGGCGCAACAGAATTTTATGATAGAGTATTGCTTAAAGCAGCAACACCTTATCTTGTTCATGGGCTATTCGGACAGAAAAGACCTTTACCTGCAAAATCAGGTTCAAAGATTAAATTCAGAAGATACTCTGCTTTAGGCAAGGCTACAGTTGCTTTGACTGAGGGCGTAAATCCAACTTCTGATCAGTTAGCAAAAACAGACATCGAGGCAACACCATTGACTTATGGTCAATATGTTGAGATAACAGATGAAATAGATATGACAGTTGAGGACGCTGTACTAACAGAAGCAATGAGACTTCTCGGTGATTCTTCTGGGCTCACACTTGATACTATCTATAGAGATATTCTTAATGCTGGCACTCAGTATTATAGAGCCGGTGGCGTTTCAGCAAGATCAAGTATTGTGACAAAAGTTACTACTACTGACCTCGATAAAGTTCTCAGAAAGATGAGAAATAACAAGGCTAAGTATTATAACAAAGCTATTGGTGCAGCTCCCGGAACAGCAACACAGCCTATCAGGGCGTCTTATTATGCTATTGTTCATCCAGACATGATTTATGACCTTGAGCAGCTTACAGGGTTTGTATCTGTTGCCAACTATTCTAATCCCGGCACAGCACATGAGATGGAAATTGGTGCATATAAGAATCTAAGGTTTATTGAAACTACAGAAGCAAAAGTATTCGCTGACCTTGGTGGTTCTGCTGTTACTGGTGGATTAAAGTATACTACTGCAAGTTCAGCTTGTGATGTTTATTCAATGCTTATTTTTGGTATGGATGCTTATGGTGTTGTTGACCTTAAAGGTCATGCAATGAAGTCTATTGTTAAGGCTTTTGGTGCAGGGGATGATCCATTGAATAGAGTTGCTACTGCTGGCTGGAAAGCAAAAACAACTTGTACAATATTAAACGACGCCTTCATGTGCAGATATGAAGCTGGCGTAACAGCTTAAGGAGGCTTGAAATGAAACAAATGTATACAGGTCTTACAACTGGAACAGGTGCAGCAATTAATATAGAAATGGGATTTACCCCTAACTATGTTAGAGTTTGCAATATAACTGATTCGATTATTCTCGAATGGTCGAACACTATGGGTGCCGGTAAAGGCATAAAACATAATGCAACCGGTGTTGTGGCTGCTGTATCATCTAATGGTATTACAGCTTCTACTTCATCCGATACATTCAGAGGTATTACTCTTGGGACTGACGGAGTTAATACAACTGGTGATCAACTAAGTGTAATTGCATTTAGATAATTGATTGGGGGTTAATAGCCCCCTTTCTATTTAAAATTAAGGAGAAATAAGATGGCTTTAGATATAAAAAGTTTAGGAAAACAAGAAGTTCCGGTAAAGAAAAAGGTAGATAAGGATAGAGTCAAGGTAAAGGTAGTTAATTTACAACACCCTGGACAGGACATATTCATAGGTGATAATGATGAGAACTACATAATTCAAGACCAGAAGGTAGTGAATATTCCGATTAGTGTTTACAACGGACTTTTAGAGTGTAAATATACAGAATATTTTGTTGAAGGAAATGCTGACAAAGGTCAGTCAATTAAGCATAAAGAGACATCAAGATTTTTTGTTACAAAGTTAAATGATTCAGAAGAAGACGAGGAAGATTTTGATGATTTAAAAGCAAATGAGGATATAGACTAATGACATTCGGTGAGATATATGATGCAGTTTGCCTAAACGTATGGGGCGAGAGCGTTCCTCCTGTTGGTGGTGCAGCAAGACTACAAGGTGCGGAGGGAATAATTGCTAATATGCATAGAGATATACAGGTAGATTATAATTACTGGTTTATGCAAACATGGAGTATAATAACTTCAATTGCAGGTACTCAGGCATATACTTTACCTATAGATATGAAAGACATAATATCTTTACTATGGGCAAAAGAAGATACAACTGCCACTTACACTTATTTCACCGATCCATTAACTATTATATCAAATCAAGAAGCACATCTGAAATGGAAAGACAATAACAACTCTACTGAATATCCTATGATATGTGAGATTATAGATGGTCAGGGTGTAGTATTATATCCTATTCCAGAAGAAAGTGGAAGAGAGCTTCATGTTATTTATTATGCTTTTCTTGATAGACCTGGTGCAACTACATTTACAACAGATACGGATTTGTTAACACAATTTGGAGCAGAGGCAATAATAGCCTTGTCTTCTGCAAAGATGTTGAGAATATTGCAAGAAGTTAATCAGGCTAATGTATTTGACCTTGAAGCTAAAAGAGAGATTGAGCTATTGAAAAAAGAGGATTATAGAAGAAGACAATCAAATTTAGAAAGCGTACATTATAGAGGTGTGTAATGACAAGCCCATATAGAAATGTAGTTGATAGCGATGGAGCATTAATATATTCCACTCAGGAAGATCAGGACAATGCGATAGAGGCAAATACAGAAAGAATAGCTGTATTAGAACCGATATCAGCAGAAGTTGTTGCTGATGTGGCAGCTCTTGAAGCAAGTATGCTTGTTGCCGAAAGTGATATAGATGACCTTGAAGCACAAGATGCAGAAGATGCAGCCCTTAAGGTTGTATTAAAGGAGCCTACAGGCTTCACTACTCCAGAAGATGTTGTGGTTACATACGATTCTTCTACAAGAAAAATTACTGTATCTGGAACATTCACAGCATATTGGCTCGGAGAAGAAGTAACAGCACTTACAGATGGATGGGTTTCTGATGCACACACTGACACAACTGGGCATACATATTTTCTATATTATGATGGTACTGATTTTGCATGGACTACTGATACGTTTCCTGGATTTGAAAAACTCTTAATAGCCTTTGTAAGCTATGGTGCTGACGATAAGTTCGCATTAAGAGAATGTCACGGGTTTATGCAATGGCAGACTCACAAGGCAGAACACTATACAATAGGTACATGGAAATACTCAGGTGGGACTTGTTCTGATTATACGCTTGATGATACAACTGCTGCGGAAAGAAGACTTGATGTAGATGCAACTGTTATACAGGATGAGGATTTACCTACTACATTGCCAGCTTTATCTACTAAGGCTTATACTCAGGGGTTTTTAGCAACTACTGGAATTATAGATTTTAATGTTGATGCTACTGATATTGTTGCTTTGTCGACAGCTAACCCTTATTACAACTCATTCTCAACTCCAAATTGGGGGCAGACATTAATGCCAGCTAATAGTATGATGTCTGTATGGGTTTATGCAATACCAACTTCTGCTGATGCATCTTCTCAGAAATACAGATTTGTCTTTTTGCAAGGTCAATGGGTTACTCAGGCACAAAATTCAAGTGGTGCAAAGAAGGCTTTGGCTTTAGAGGATGAATTAAAAAGAACACCCGCTGAATTAAATCTCGGAACATTAACGAGTGTGTCTCCTGAACTTGTTGCAGTTGCAAGAATAGTAATATGGTTTACTACAGACTGGTCACTTGCTGACGTTTCGGTGCTTACTGGAAATAAATTTAGCCAGATAGGTTCACCTTCTGGTAATTTCTTAACTACAGTGGCTATTGATGGAATAACATTAGATGGTAATGGTACAGCTTCCGATCCTTTGGCTGTTATTTCAACACCTTCAGAGAGTACAGGGTGGATAATAGCTGGTGATACGCTCACTTATGATGGTGCAGATAGCCCTTCATTTACAGCTACAATAGCTGATGATGTAAGAGATAAATACAGTAAAGGAATGAAATTCAGACTTGAACAGGATGAGGCATTAACAAACTACTGGTCATTTGATACCGATAACACCGAAGAAATAGCTGGTGTTGTTATGACAAATATGGGAACTCCCACCTATACGGCAGGAAAGTTTGGAAATGCTTTGACATTAAATGGAACAGATCAAGCTTTAAAATGTGCAGATAATACTTTTAAACCTACA